CTGGCTGCGATATATACAAACAAGATGCCGCTTGTTGTTATACCTAATCGCTCTCCGAAGATTACTTAGCAGTTTAACGCCATGCTCAGGGCAATCCCCCCGAGTTTAATGTGTTCGGGGGAACCACACGCATATTTAATACACTTAGCCTTTTATTGCCATGCTCAGGGCAAACCCCCCAAATTTATATAGCGTTTGAGGGCAACGCTTTGCGACCACACAGGGTAATCACTAGGGTGCTGAAGGATACGACGCGTAATAATACATCGTCGGTACATTCAGAAATCCCATCAAGCTAAAGTCAGATCCAATACTATAGTAGGTATACAAAGTAGGATACGAACTCGCTTGAGTGGTTTGAAACAACGGGTGAAGATGAGCTTGAAATTCAAACTGATCATCCGTCGAATCGTCTTCCGAGGTTCCTTGCGTCGCATAATCGGGGTTATTTGACAGCATTCGGTATTTAGAATACATAGGCAAGGAAACGGCGCAACCGGTTTGGGTTCTCTGATTCAGCAGTGATTTACCAGGAGCACCAGATGTTTCTCCTCCAGAGGAGTAGAATCTAGCTCGCTGGTCCCATCCCGTGCTAGTCAATCCTCCAAGGAAGATACCAGCACCAGCTTCATTTGATCGTGTCACGGACATAGATCCACAATACTCAATACCATCGAAATTAAAATTATAATTATACGATCCACGTCTTGCAATAAAGCAAGGAGCACATAGAGTATATGGAGTAATCGCAACAAAGTTGAAAGGAGCGCTTGGACCACCAAGAATACTTAAGGCCGTGTTCAATCCCGAGGGATCGTAACCGAAGTATCTGGGGGACCGGTTGTGGATCAGTGTCAACACAGCCTCCGAAAAGGTTGAATTGAACGTCCACGTATACGCGCCCTCAAAACAAGTACGCCGCAACAACTGTCTCAAAGATACAATCTTCTCTCCATTATAGACCAGCGAAATGCTCTCTGCTGGTTTTCCACCCTGGAACATCTGTTCACAAGATGGAGCATCATATGAGATAACATCGGCCTGAGGAGGATAGTAAGAGACAAAATCAAATTGGTCATCTGGATTAGCCACATCAAAGTTGTTACCGGCCCGAACGGATACCATGACTGGTATGGCGGACGAGGCGACCGGGGAAGTCTGTTCTGTAAACACTGAAATGAATAAAGATCCATTATCAGTGTCCGTAGAAGGCGCTGCAATAGCACCTGACCCATAAAGGGTCACTCCCGGCTGTAGTTGACGACGGGTCAACCAGGATGTGGCGGCCAGATAAGGCACCTCAATCTCGATATCCGTGCATTCCGATATATCCACGATTTTAGAATAATTCGTCTCCAAATTAGGAGGCGCAGCATCCAAATTCGCATACGGATCCCAGGAAATGACTACTCTACCTTTATGGTATTTCGTACATATAAATCGGAACCGAAAGATAATCGATCCTCGCCAAAATCGAAATAAAGACGAGAAATGGTGCAACGGAGTCGCTTGGATTGCGGTGATTGTAGTTGTCTCCGCTCGATAGAGATTGGGGGTCACTAGAGTAGAGAACAACTTTTGGCCAGTCGCGTCAGACGCTAACCAGTCGAATTGAGTCAAATAAGATTCACGGGACAATAAGTACCATAAACTCATATCATCATTATCAGATAGACCGACAACCCGAGGATCAATAGTGATCTCATTCTTCGGGTCGATGGTCATCTTATCGACTGGTTGGCCAATCTCAGTGGAAGCAAAACTGTGGAAATTCATACTTTTCACAGGTTTGACATCATCAACAACTGGTGTGTTAGTGAATCCAAAGAGAGAGGCAATTTGTCCGACTTTCGTGGCAATAACTGATGACGCAGTCATATAAGGACCAATCACAGGAACGTTCCCGAGTTTACCCGTAGCGTCTGCAATGGCAGAGGCTGGACCCGAGATCTTTCCTGAAGTGGAATACTCATCAGACTGAAGCGGACGATTAGTTGTATAAACTTTATAATCCGCTTTGGCATCAGCACGCACAATATCATATCTCTCCTTAATCTTGCGGGACGTCGATTTATTTGCAGGCTTTCCACGAACTGGCCTTAGAACGGTAGTCAGAAGATTTCTAACATCATTCTTAGGTAGTTCGGGGTTAGCTACCGGCGGTTCACCGGGTACAATATAATCGGAGTGCAATGCTTGCAAAGGCAAATACACTGTAGGTCCACACAAGTGCACATCCTCAGCCCAGGCTAGGACTTGGATACTGCAACCAACTCCAGCGACAGAGTTGGCATTGTCAAGAGATGTGTACGATTTGATTGTTAAGGCTCCCATCTCAGCGAATTCAGATAGGAAACCAACACGCAACCAATCCGATGTATGAATAAAGGGTAATTCCAACTCACCTCCCTGATTGCACTGGGGGTACAACCAGACATGAGGTCTTTGAGATAAAGGAATCAACCACCCGTCGAACGAACTTAATTGAACGATCGCAGCGGGATTCAAACCGGATTGTGGTTGATAGGAAGCGATTGCGCACCCATAATAAAACGGGGCTGCATTAATCACAATCTTCAACTTTAGCTTACAATTAATA